GCGGCTCCCAAGAGCGACAAAACATCGCTCGCAATGGAATCAGTAGGCTTAGTGCACCTAATGTGAGACTAAATGAGCCTCAGAGAAACCAATTGCATAAGGATGGCCCTCAATAAAGAGGCGCCGGCAGAGTATCTGAATAGACAATCTGGGGCGGCCCAATTTGAAAGCCATAAGCCATATCATCACCGGCTGCAAATTCACACAGTGACGTAAGGGGACTAGTCCCGTTCAGGAAACACAACCCAGGATCACTAAAGATCCTAAAGGCCAGTGGAGAATACCACGGCACTTCAAGAACAGTTGCGTTCGACCAAGGCGCTATAGTCATATGCGCCTCACCATTCTGAATACCAGGACCAGCAAAAGTGTTGTTCCACACCAATTGCCATGAAAGCGGCAAGGGTGCAGTATCGAAGTCGTTGGTTGTTATATTGAAGTAACACCTCCAGGACCCCGTCCAGAAAGTATAAGCCAAAGAAACATAGGCTAAATACCAAGAATTCAACAAAGCAGTGTTGAAATCAATAGAAACCGGAATGGGTATCCCTTCAGAAAATCTTTTCAACAGAACTCGCAAAGAAAGAACTCTCTCACCAGTAGTAGTAAGATGGGCCCAATGCGAAGGATATGGGACATCACGAAGACGCTCCATTACCTTAGTACTGAGACCATCACTAGTAGAATCACTAGAGAAAGGTCCTCCTTCAGCCTTGTATCTCCTGGCCTTACTCTTAAGTATAGGCCAAGATCTTTTCAAGGTTGCGGGTCCTGGTTCGTAACCAGTCAATTGACTATGTCGTCCAGGCATAGCAAATTCTATGTCCGACCCACCAGAAACATAAAGAACTATGTCAATATTGGCGGGTACAGTACCAGCAGAATTAGCCAGTGGATTTACAACATTAAGAAACAACCGACCAGTTGTAAGATCACTTGCTTCAATATAAGTATCAAAAGGCGTAAAGTACACCTGAGTAAACGCAGTACGAGCAACGTAAGGAACCTCAAACTCAAGAGAAGAACTCTGAGTTACGTCCCAAATATAACGTTGCGAAAGAGCATCTTGACTCGGGGTACCCGGGATGGCAGCAGCCAAACCCATCTGCCAAACGACTTCAAGCGTTCCAGTATGAAACGCAGTTTTAGCAACACTCAATCTGTATTTAATCCCCCCTCGCCACATACGAAAAGTACCAGCAACAAAAGCCAAAGGTGTGGGTGTGACAGTCCAAGAACCAGAAACAATAGCTGCAATAGGAGTTACGCCAGGCATAACATTCCATGAAGCTAACGTGTATCCAGGACTATCCAATCCAGCCCAAGGTATTCTAGCTAAAATCCCCATGCGACTAGTAAATTCTCCAATATTCATTTCATCTCCGCGATTCCCGAACAAAGTTCGAGGTATAACAGACTTCTGAGTTTGAACCACAGCTAAACGAACAGCTGGAACTGGACAAATCATTTGAGCTTGCGCCCAATTTGGAGCCTGCATAAACACCTCAAAATGTGGATTTGGATTAGGGGCACACGCGCCAAACAAAGCAGCGCATCCACCTCCAATCGCACTTCCAGCTTTCTCGAGAAAATTACCAACAGGTCCAAGTATAGATTCCTCCACAGTCTCAACACAACCAGCTGTAGTTTCAACGCTAGCAGCAGTTGTATTTAACCAACCAGGAGTATTCTCAACCTTCCACTTCCACTGCATCATTTCCAATTCTCCCTTGTAATCTCTAGAAACATGATGAAACTTATCAGTTTTATCATTAACAGCTTCTTTCTTTCCTGCGCTGTTCACATACTTTTTCTCTTTTTCACCTTGCGGCGTAAGAGTAAAATTAGTAAACCCAAGACCTCGAAGCTCAACATCTTCCAACCAGACATATATATTATACTGTACCGACTGCGAAACAGGCGTTATAGTCCAAAGAGAGATAGTTCCAAAATCGAAACCATCACTCCATGAAGCTATGCTGGCAGGATTGACGAATTTTTCAACAAGCATCCAATCACCAGGTATTACGGTGTCATATCCGACAACTGCATACTTGGCACTAGACAAATCAAGTTCAGTGCATGGATCACCAGTCAACTGATACACATCAGCAGGAGGAGTCGGCCCAGGTCGAAAACCTAGAACCAATTTCCCCGTAACAAATGGACCAGAAGCCACAATGACCTTACACATAAACCGACACCGCATGTATATAGCATTCGCCAATTTAGCTTGAGCATTAAAGTTAAACGCAAAGAAACTAGAAGCTGCCGTCAACTGGACTAACATGACATCAGAACCAGTACCGGTAGATCCATGAGTAACCGAGATTGCACGAGAGAAGATTTCCGGAGCGAAATTTTCACTATCCATATGATCTTTAAGGTAATCAGCTTGCAAACAATCATTTGCCATGCTATTACCTCCCATACTAGCAACAAATTCAACGTCTCCCAGATCAACAGTTTCAGATGGTTCCCCGTCACCAGGGCCTTGAGGAATGTAAACAACCTTCTTTTTAGGTCGATTGTAAACAGGAACCTCAATTTTCATCTTACTCGGGTCTTTCTGGAGAACGCTTAAAACATGTTGCTGAAGATCAGGAATCGATAAGGATATATACTCTTCAACACTCTGAAAACCAAAAAACTCTAACTGCGGCTTAACCCTTGCACACCAATCAAACTGACCAGTTGCATAATAGCGCGCGACTTCTTGTCGGTGAGACAAAATAGCCTGAGGTATAATCTCAACGAACCTCCTCTCCTCAGAAAACTGAAGCATCTTTGACAAACGATCAATGTCCAAAACGCCATCAGTATGAGTAAAGAAACGTCCCAAGAAATTATATTCAGAACGACTCGTCTCACCTCGATATGGTCTTACCCACGACAAAGGAGCTGTTTTATCAGCTCCCGTCAGAGTAAAACCACAATCATTCGCACACTTCTGCAAAGTGTTTAGGTCAAGCTGATTCCCTCTGTCACAACACACGATGGAATCATCTCCAAGGAACACACACCTCATCCGACTATCAATGTCTTCAAGGTTGCCACCTATCATCTCCCAAAAAGCATAAGTAAAGATAATTTGGTCAGCAACTATATTAAACACAGTAGTCAGACAACTTCCACTCGGATGACCAGCCTTAGGTTCGATAACTTCATTACCAATCATCAACCTATTAAAAGCCAACCGACGCAAAAGAACACTTCTCACATAGTCATCATCACTAACTACCTCATCTCCAACAGGCCTACCAAGCGCAATAGAACGTATCACTCTATTAACAAGACTCAAAAACATTGGATTAAAACACTGATCCATCTTACTGTAATCAGCCGTCAAAATCCAAGGGTCCTTAAAATCTCC